AAAGAAAACGTTCAATGAACTTTAAAGGGTCTTACTCCTTTGCCTTATTGATTTTATAGTGTGTTACACGTAAGTGTATATTTTTTGCATACTAATTTTAAATGATTGAAGAAGTATTTAATTATTGGGGTAATCGTTGCGTTAATGACTAACGTATATAACCCCAACTTACTGGCCCTTCATAAAGCATACACAGGGAAGAAATCCGGTATGCTTATGGAGGGTTCGTCACGTAGTGGTAAGACTTATTCATCAATTGATTTCTTGATATGGGTTGCCTCCACGCATTCGAACCTCACTGTTAACATCATTAAGGAGACGTTCAATAGTTTCAAGACCACACTATATAGAGACTTTAATAAGCGTCTTCCACAGTTCGGTTTAAGCTCACCATTCAGCGACCGATCAAACGTGTCAACGTTTAAGTTGTGGGACAATCAAATCAATCTACTAAGTGCGGATAACGAGAGCGTGTATAGTGGTGTTGGTAGTGACATGTTTTGGATCAATGAAAGCCTTGATGTATCGCAGCAAGTACATGATCAATCGGAGCAGCGTTGCCAAAGATTTTGGTGGCACGACTATAATCCTAAAGTAACTGAACACTGGGTGTATGATCGCCTTGCAAATCGCAGCGACATACTATTTCTCAAGAGCACGTTCTTGGACAACCCGATGATCAGTGAGATGGAGAAGCGTAAGATACTTTCTTATGAGCCCACACATCCTGATGATAGAAGTCTACCACCATCCAAACGCAGAGCACACCCAACAAACGTTAAAGAAGGCACGGCGGATGATTTCATGTGGAATGTATATGGGCTTGGTTTGCGTTCTGCTCCTGAAGGTTTGGTATTCCAACACGTGAACTTTGTGGAGGAGATGCCAGCGTTCGAAAACTTTTACTACGGTTTGGATTTTGGTAGTGTTGACCCCACGGTGCTTGTGCGTGGTGCAAAGAAAGATAAAGATGTTTTCTTCGAGAAAGTATTCTACGAACCTACTGATAACCCTGATCGCATCATTGAATTACTTGAATCAAACAAGATAACTAAGAGCACTACAATATGGGCGGATAGCGCGGCGGCTGGAAATATTTCATATATGAGGCGCAAAGGCTGGAGAGTTATGGCGACGCCTAAGCCAAGTGGTAGTGTAAACTTCGGCATTGGTTTGCTTAAGAACTACAGAATTAATTTGGTTGATTGTACTGAGTGGAGGAAAGAACAAACGGGATATAAGTATAGAGTGGTGAATGGTATCAAGTTGAATGAGCCGCTTGATATGAATAACCACTTATGGGATTCAGCACGCTATATTGCAATGAGTAACTTTATATAAGATGGTGGTTAATGTTATTTTGATAGGTGTTATAATCTACTTAGCCATGCAAACTAGTATTGATCTAATTATTATAGATAATAAGGTAAAAGACTCAAGAGGATGGTAGTACTTTACATTATTATTGGTACCATATTCTTGATATTAATTAAGGCTATTGTTAAAGAAGCTAACCGCAAGCGCAGTGATGATCGTGATTTTGATGATGACTTTTTAAAATGAGTATACTACTAATGGCATATATTATGGTTTCATTTGCTTGGTTTAAATTTTGGCTTAGGCACGGATGAAAACTGCGATTGTTATATTAGTGTTATTTGTTTTGTTCGTGTGGGCAGTAGGTTCAATTATGATGACTAAGAAATGAGCGTTATAGGTATTTATAATTTTAAGGATCACATTGTAGGTGATACGTTTAATGGTATTCAATTCAACATTAAGATAAATAATGTAGCAGCTGATGTCAGCTCGGGCCAAATTGTTTTTAAAAATGATGGTGTGCTCAAAAGCCCATCATTTTCTATTTCATTAACCGTTGTTAGTGGAGGTTTGAAAATGGAGCCACAAAGTATTGCATGGACTCCCGGTATCTATAGTTATAAAGTATTAGTAACTTTGTCTAATGGGTATATAAAGACGTACGTAAAAGGAAAATTTAGAATAATAAATGGCTGACCAAGTAACTATAGAGCTTATTAATCAATCAGACGATATTAATGTTATGGTGGATTCTCACGATGAGTTAGTATCTGTGGACATCGGTGAAGTAGTAAATGAATCGGTTGATATTTCTATTAGTGAGGTAGGTCAGCAAGGTAACGTAGGACAAGATGGTGGTTCAGGGATAGAGTTTTATGTTCTAAATGAAGTGCCTAGTGGCTTGATAGATGGAAGTAATGCAACATTCAATACTTTAAATACTTTCGTATCTGTTATAGTTCGTTTAAATGGTTTAGCTCAATCGTTAGTAAACGATTATGTAACAGTATCTAACAATCAAATAGTTTTCAATGTATCTCCTGAAGTAGGGGATACCATAACAGTAGATTATATAAAACAATAATATGGCAGCATCTACAATAGCAAAACGACAATTAAAAGATGGTATCATTGATGATGCCAAAGTGCAGGCAGGGGCTGCTATCGCATCAAGCAAGTTAGCGGATGGTGCTAACTTTGTAAAGAAAGATGGTAGTGTCCCGTTCACTGCTAGTTTGGATGCAGGCAACTTTAAAATTATTAACGTAGGTACACCAGCGGCTAATACAACAGATGCTGCTACTACTGCTTATGTAGATGCAGCTATTGCATCACTCAATTCTTTGTTTGATAGTAAGCCGTCTGTAAGAGTTGCAACAACAGCGGCTGGAACATTAGCGACATCTTTTGCAAATGGTCAAACTGTTGATGGGGTTGTTCTTGCAACAGGTAATCGTATCTTGATTAAGAATCAAGCTGCACAAGCAGAGAATGGTATCTACACAGTTAACGCATCAGGAGCTCCAACTCGTGCACTGGATATGGATGCTTGGACTGAGGTACCAGGTGCATTGGTGGCAGTTGAAGTTGGAACAACTAACGCAGACACAATTTGGTTATGTAGTGCTGATCAAGGCGGTACAATAAATACCACCGCTATCGCTTGGCAACAAATACCAACAGCAGCGGGATTACTTAATACAAACTTTGTTGATAAAGAAACTCCATCGGGTACTATTGATGGTAGTAACGCAACGTTCACACTCGCTAATACGCCAGTGGCTGGCAGTGAACATGTTTACTTAAATGGTGTTTTACAAGAAAGCGGTGCAGGAAATGATTATACGATAAGTGGTGGCACTATAACTATGTTAAGCTCTCCGCTATCAGGTGAGCGTATTAAAGTAACTTACAGAAAATAATGCCTAAGACAATTATTTCTTTAAGACAAGTAACAGCATTTACCAAACGCACGTGGTGGGCGCAACCGTCTACTGGTGCGGCTATACTTACTATTGGATGTGCCGCGTTAACAACTTCCGGCACGTTGGCAACTTCTGCACTTGCTTCTACAAATAGATTAACCTCCACAAGACGCACTACTATTTCATCAGGTGCTACAGCTGGAACAGTAGCATCACTAAGACAAGCGCAAACAGACTGCTGGAGAGGTAACAGCGCTGGGCTAGGTGGGTTTGTTTATACAGTGCGGTTCGGTTTGGATACACTTCAAACTGGTATGCGTGCGTTTATAGGTTTGGCAGATGTTACCACGGTCCCAACAAATGTTGATCCTACCACTAATACAACACCAGGAAAGATAGGTGTAGCAATCAATGCATCAACAGGTAATTGGCAATTAGTTACCAACGTTACTGCATCCGCTCCAACAGTTACGGACCTAGGTGCAAACTTTCCAGTAAACGTAACCGACTTGCTTGAACTAACTTTAAGCTGTAGTGCAAATGATGGTGGTATATCATGGGTGGTAACAAACCTTTCAAGCGGTAATGAATCAAGAGGTAGGGTAACAACAAACCTACCAGCTAACACTACTTTCTTGAGTCCTTCGATATGGGTAACAAACAACGCGACAGCGGCAGCGGCTATATTGGCGATTGCTAAAATTTATATGGAGAACTGATGCAAATGGTAAAAAGCAAAGGCGTTATAAAATCTGTATTCGATGCGGTTGCAAGTTTCTTAATGCCCACGCGCATACAGGGAAACTATTTATACAGTTTGCCATACAACGCGTGGAACAAAGAAGACTACCTCAAATCATTTTTAGACATTCCTGAATTGAATGCTGTTATTTGTACCAAAGCACGTATGTTTGGTAACGGTTGTATAAAAGAAGTTGATAGCAATGGTGAAGAGATAGAGAACAGCAAACTCGTAAACATATTGAACAACCCTAACTGGTTTCAATCGGGCCAAGAATTTAGACGGCAAACAAAATTGTTCCGCGAAATTTTCGGCAACGAATATTTGTTTGAGTTGTTTCCTGTAGGTCGTGATTTAGAAAGCGCGAGCAGCAAGGCGTTGTATACACTACCACCTAATTGGATGGAGGTAGAGTATAATGCACCGCTTCCATTCTTTATGTATACGGAAACACCTGATGGTGTGAAGTACAAGATTAATTATAAGAATAAAGAGTACCCGATACCAACGGACACCATTATACACTTGAATGATGATCGCGTACAGATGTCTGACAAATATGGTAATAGTGGTAATATGCTTAAAGGGGAGTCTAAGTTAAAAGCGTTGACACCAGCCACCAACAATTTGAAGATGGCGTATGAAACGCGTGGCACACTTTTAAAGAACCGTGGTGCGTTGGGTATATTATCTAATGCAACTAGTGATAAGGTTGGTGCTATTCCTTTAGACCCGGAAGAAAAGAAACGTATACAGCAGGAGTACACGGTTGGCTATGGTGGTCTCGAAGGGCAATCACAATTAATTATCAGCACAGCAGATTTAAGATGGCAGCAAATGTCAATCAGTCCTGATAAAATGGGACTATATACAGAGACTGCAGCAGACTTTGATAAGATTATTGATTCGTATGGTATGAAGCGCGAATTGTTTGCAGGTAATAGCGCAACGTACGAGAATCAGAAAGAGGCAAAGAAATCGGTATATATTGATACCATTATACCAGATGCCAATGAATGGATCGCAGGGTTCAATAAAAAGTATAGAGCTGGTGCAAAAACAAAGTTGATTATGGATTACTTCCATCTTCCACTGTTTCAAGAAGATTTGGAAGCGCGTGGTAGATCACTTGATGCAAACATCAACGCGTTAAGCAAAGCGTTACAAGATCAAGCAATTACGATTGATCAATACAAAACTGAGTTGGAAAAATTTGGTATTAAATCTAACAGTGAAACAATAACAGATTAGTATATGGCAAAGAAAAAGAAAGTTGAAGAAGTGGAGCTATCACGCAACGAGCAACTTGGTGCAGACATTACCTCACCATCTCCTAAAGTGCCGCAAGTAAAAGCAGGCGTAAGCCCGGCACGTAAGAAACTCAACGCGATCATTGAACGTAAACGCGCAGCACGTGGAAACAACTAAGAAACCAGATGCAACAAAGATTGCTGAGGTTAAAGCAATAAAAGAAAAAATTGTTAAGGAACAGCAAACAGTAAACAAATGAAACACGGGGGCAGAGTTGGTAAAGAGTTGTTTAAGTATTTGGTGGCGAACAAATCGGATTTAATAGCGGCTAAAAAATCTGCTATTAAAATAGCTGATGTTGTGGTAATGCAACCTACTTGGATAAAAGATGTTAACGTTGAAAAAGGTAAATATGCCTTTGAAAACAACTTGGAGGCTGGAGTCCTTAAACGTACGATTGTTGCGAACACTTACCATTGGTTAGATACTCATGATGACGTACATTTAGATAATATATTTGCCAACTCAATCGCACAAAAAGTAAACAAACCAGCACCACATTTGCTGGAGCATAATTATAGCTTAACAGCAAAGATTGGAAAGGCTTTGTCTTACCGTGAGCAGGAGATGAGTTGGAGAGAGTTGGGACAAGGTAAGACGGGCATGACAATGGTATTACTACTTGAATCAAATATACTCAAGACATATAATGAGCGCATATACAATGAGTACTTGGATGATCAGATAGACCAGCACAGTGTTAAAATGCGATACATTAAAATGGCCCTTGCCGTTAATGATGCAGAGAGTTACCCCAATGAATACAAAGTATGGGCTGATGAAATTGCAAAGATTGGCAATCGTAAGAAAGCCGAAGACCAAGGATATTTCTGGGCACAGATAGAGGCGGAGTTGTATGAAACATCTGCCGTACTAGCTGGCTCTAACGAACTTACCCCCACGTTGGGAGAAGGAAAGTCGGAACCGTTGGAAGACATTCCGCCAGTCAAGCCGCGTAAAGCACTTGATGTGAATAAAGTGTTAAAGGGTTATTTAAACTAAACGAATGAAAATGAAACTAAAAATTATGGTGGGCGCGGCATTGCTGGCCATCATGTGTTTCGTTGGCTACACGCACGTTGCTAAGAGTGATGTGAAACAAAAAGCCAACACGGAGATGGTACGGACTGCAAATGTTACACCAGTATCAATCGAAGCGTATAAGATTCAGGATGAAGAGTACAATGGAGCAGTTGTGTCTATGGGTGCAACGGAAGGTGGTGAGCGTATTACCATCCTAAGTATTCTTGGACTTGCGTTACTGTATCTCTTTTCTAAGCTGCGAGTCACACCAAAGAGTGTAGCGTTTACAATTTTATTTGTAGCTGCTTGGTACATTGAGCCAGTTGCTGGTGCTACGTTAGCCGTTGCAGTTGGTTTTGATGCAGATCAAGAAGCCTCGTTGGAGAAGTTGTTCATCGTAGCTGGCGAAAAACATAAATCAGTTGTTGAAGCCGAAATTAAAAAAGCACTGGTAGGTGTTGTAAATGAAACCACTTTAAAACAAGCGTTGAAAGATGCAGGTATTGAAGAAGGTGGCATTGCTAAGATCGTGAAAGGTCTTGAAGACCAAGGCGCTGTTCTTCGTAAGATTCAAATGGAAGGCCAAGAAACTGGTAAAGGAGATTGGAGAAAAAATATCAGCAAGGCATTCCAGAAAGAAGGATTGATTGGAAAGATCAATGATGTGTTTAAGGCTGGCGCTGGTAAAATTCAGATCATTGGTGGAACTGAAGAGTTTGCCGAGAAAGCTGTTGGTAATATCACTACTGCGAACGTTACCACAGACAGTGGTGGTAATGCAATTTTGGATATGATCAATGCTGATGACTTGCAAGGTATGAACCTTCGCGATCCTTGGATTGAACAATTTGCAACCGTTACACGTACTGCAAAGCCCGTGTATACTTATGCGGACTTCAAGCCCGGAGAAGGTGATGCAGCATTCTTAGCAGAAAGTGCAAGCAAGTCACAAGTTGATTTGGATATTGCCGTTAAGACCGTTACGCCTAAAAAGGTTGCGGCTTACGAGATCATGTCTGAAGAAGCGTTGACTGATATTCCAAGAATGGACAGCGAAGCAAAGATGCTTATCCTTAAGCGCGTATTGCTTAAGCGTCAGTCAAAGATTCTGGCAGGTACTGGAGCTGGTGATGATCCAAATGGTGTTATTGGTTTAGCACGTGCATGGAGCAACGCGTCATGGACTGGTGATAAAGTTACGGACGTAAACTTGTACGATGTTATCGTGGCGATGGCAAATCAAATCTACACCACATATAACTATACAGACGAAGCTGCTTATTATCCAAATCTTGCAGTGATGAATCCTGCGGACTTAGCTGCATTGAAATTAAAGAAGAACGAGTTTGGTATGTATCTGTTCCCAGCCTTCCAACTTGTTGGCTCAAATGGCCAATCAGTGAATGTTGATGGTATTACAGTATTACCAAAACGCGACATCACTGCTGGTTATATTATGATGGGGGATTTTACCAAGTTGCGTATTATCAACTACATTGATTACTCTTTGCGCATGGGATTTGTGAACGATCAGTTTATCAAGAACTTGTTTACGATGCTTGGTGAATCACGTTTCTACACTGTGATCAAAGACCTTGACCGCAATGCGTTTATCTATGATACTATCGCGAACGTAAAAGCAGGTATTCAAGCCGTATAAGTTTAAGACTATGAAAAGAATTTTAACACTTGTACTCGCACTGGTAGCCTTTGCGAGTTACGGACAGCTTACAAGCACCAACACGCTTACCAGCAATAGCATTCACATGAAGACCACGCTCACTTCGAACGTAGACTCAGTGACTGTTACAGATACTGGTACTGGTTCGCTTTATGCCAGCTTTACGGTAAAGAGAGCCGCAAGTATTCAAGCACTATTCACTAAAGTGAGTGGTACAAATGCTGGAACGGTTACTCTTTATGGTAGCAATGATGGTGTGAACTGGGAAGCGTTGACTGATGCAACCTCCACGCCTACCATTACTACTTACACCAGAACAGATGCGGGAACTTACGCGGTACCAATTTCAAAAACTTGGTACCTAGGTTTCCACAATGTGAAGTATTATAAACTTTCGCATGTAGGTACTGGTACAATGGTGAGCAGGTTCAAAGCAATCGTTTACTTTGAGTAAATTATAACCGGATAAAAGTATGTTTGTTGTCCAAGATGATTTCAATTTAATCCCTTTCAATCTTATCGGATTGCCAGAAGATGGTACGTTCCAAGATTATATTGATGCACAGGAAGAGGAAAGGTTGAGAAAACTCTTGGGCAACATTTTTTACGATGTGTTTGCCGCTGCCGTCACTGCGCTGCCTGATGAATATGATTCAGCAACTGAGTATGTGACGGATGATGAAGTGCGTTCGGGTATTGTTGTATGGAAGTCGTTAGTAGATGCGAACGTTGGACAAACTTTGGAAGAGGGTGTGTATTGGACTGATGTCACAACAGCAGATCAATTGCGCTGGCTTAAGTTGATTGAGGGTCAAAACTATGTGTATAGTAATCGCGTGCAGAAATGGTACGGGATGAAAGCAATGGTAAAACCTTTGATCGCTTCTTTGTGGATGGCAGACAATTCAGCTGGTATGTCTAACACTGGCAAGTCTGTACCAAACATTGAGAATGCTGTTAACATGGATGCGCAGCCCGAAATTTCAAGGGCTTGGAACCGCTACCAACTACTGGCTTGTGGTGCACCACTGTTCACGTTTTATCCAAACCGTTACCCTTATTACAATGGTTATCTTTCAAATTATGATTCGCTGTATGGTTATCTGTACAGCGTATCGGATGACTTTGTAGATGTGGTGGAGGATTATTTCCCTGATTTGATTTCATATATGTCTGAGAACTTTCACAATCCGGGGCGTATGAACCAGTTTGGTATATGAGCCATATAGTTGATGATATTGAAGCAGTTGTAAGTGGCATGCGTGGTGGTACGTTTGATAGTTCATTCGACCGCTATTCACGTGGCGACTTCCCTTACTTTATGTTTGGACATCTTGCTGAGATCAATCAACGACTGGTGTTAAAAGATCGTGGAAAGAATTCTAAGTTTGAAAAGTACCCATTGATTGCATTGCGTTCTGACATCATCGAACAGAATAGTGGTGGGCTTTCCAGCTACAATCTAAACGTTGCGATTTTTACCAAAACATCGGACGGGTTGAACGCTGAGGAAAGATTGGAGCAAGTATTCAAGCCTGTATTAATACCGCTTTATGATTTATTCATTGAGCAGTTACGCAAATCGGGTTTGTTTGTTTGGGTTGGTCATCCTATACCAGAACACACTTATGTGGAGCGACCTTTTTGGGGAACACAAAACGAGCAGCAAAATTTAAAACGCATACTTAATGATCCGGTTGATTGCATTGAATTGATTGATTTAAAATTGAAGAAAAGAAATTGTTAAACGAACATAAAAATTATGGCAGAGACTTGTGGTGATACCGTGCTAAACATTGGTAAGACCAAGTGCACGAAGGTGCCGCAATTACCAGCCGCTATGATTGAAACGCCAAACGGATTTTATATCACTGAGGCGAATCTTGCAACTGCTGCGCTGCTTAAGGCGGCATTGCAGACGGCAATCAAAGACGCGGTTGATTTGCGGATTTATAAATGGCCTAAGTTCTCACGGACTGAGGATAAAACGGAAGAGACGAAGTATGTGGTGGCACCAAACGGAACACGCAAAGCGCGTGATGGCCGTTACGGTAAGCTCCACTTTATTGACGCAGCTCTTTGCGTTCACAAAGCAATGTTCTCACATTCGTCTAATGAAGGACGTGTGATCTATGTGGACATTGAAGGCGGGTTCTTATTGACTAAGGACAGTGATGGTAATTACAGAGGGCTTTCCAAAGATATGCTTAATGTTGAAAAACTTAAGATAAGCAATGGGGATGATCTTACTGAAACACCAGTATATGTTTCTTTGTCAAACAATCGTGAGATTGATGAGAATGGTTATTTGTTCCGCTATCCTGGAGTATACGAAGAGCTGGAGCCACTGACTGACGTACTCATTACTATCGTTGTTACTTCTGCCACGGTGTTGACTGTGACAGTAACCAATGCGTGTGATGGAACAGCGGTAAGTGGATTGGTGGTAGGTGACTTTAGTATCAAACAAACTAATGGAACTGTTCAAACACCAACAGCATTTGCGGAAAATACAGATGGGGTTTATACCATTACCAAGTCCACCAACTTTGTTGACGGCAACTTGGATTTGGTTGAGCCTGCTAGTTTGTCCATTGATGCGTATGAAAATCCTGATGGGCCAATTACATTTGACATCCCTTAGGCGAAGGGTAGTTTTAGGTTAGGACGATGAGTGAGATGGTGGGGGTTTGGGTTTTTCCTCCACCTTCTTTTAAGTTATGAGTAAGATAAGAGACATAGCAGCACGATTAAAAATGGAGTCGCAGATTGTCGTGGCTACAAAAGTGTTGGAGATGGTGGAGGCAGATAAGAGTATGTTGTTGCAATTGAATAAGCAGCAACTATTTGAGAACAAAGACAGCAATAACAAATCACTTGGGTTGTATGCTAGTGTACCATATGCCCACAAGAAAGGAAGATTAACAGTAGACTTAAACTTGACAGGAGATTTTTATGCAGGCTTCTTTATTGAGACAAAAGAATTTCCAGTGGTCTTTGGGTCGCATGACTTCAAATCACCATGGCTCGTTAAACGATATGGGCAAGATATTTTCGGACTTTCGCAAGATAGCCTCAACGTATATATACAGGGTAATTTTAAAAGGCGTTTCGCGGCTTACTTCCGTGCGTTACTACACGTATGAAACAATCACGCTTAAGTTATTCGTACACGTGGTTAATACTGGAGAATTTGAAAAGGTCGCTAAGTCTAAGGTTTATGATATTGAGAAGTGTTATCAGGTATGGGAGCAAATATTAATTAGTAACTCTAAGATGGAAGGGTCAAACAAACTTGGTATTACATTTGACTCATTCAAATCTTATCTGCGCTACTCTGCCATATTTATTATGGTTAATTCTATGCTTACCAAGTTGCAGTTTGTAGTGGACAAAGATGCTATTAAACAACTGGAGGAACTTGGTTATAAGATCAGCATGGAAAGTTCCATCAAGTATGCCGAGTCCATCAAGCAAGCATTTAACAAACTGCGTAATATTAATAGTAAGATAGCCAGCAAACAAATCGAGCTGGCTAATATGATTAAGACTGGCGAAGAAATTCAACACCAAGGATTAAACTTTGGTGCGATGATAGCAGAGGTCTCTACTGCATTAGGTTTTAGAGTTGGTGATGATGTGTTGTTGAGCGAGTATAATCAATATGTTAAACTAATTAAATCTAAAAAGTAATGCTTGCACAAGTAGTCACAGATGCTTCCACAGCCAATTGGGTAATTGCTGTTACATTAATTATACTAGGTGCGTTACTTACACGCATACTTAATAGGTTAGAATCAAAATTGGAGGATCATGATACGCGCATTAGTGAAGCTGAAACGGCTATTGAAATTATAAAGCATAAAGGTTCATGGCAGAAATAAAAAGATCAGACCTTGTTGAGGATGGTGTCATCATGGCACCACTTGAACTTAGTAAGAATATGCAAACGTTAGTTGCGCAGTTGGATAAATACAACAAGGCGGCTAAGGGTATTATTTCTACGTCTGATCAAGAGGCTAAGTCATTGGTGAAACTTGGTGATGAGAGTAAGAAAGTTGCAAAACTGAATCAGGATTTTGCCAAGACACAAGACCAGTTGGCGAAGCAAGTTCAGGTTAGTAACGAGCAGTTGAAGCAACAACAAATGCAAACTAACGAAGCTGCGAAGAGCACCACCAAGTACACGAACGAGATGGTGGCGCTTAAAAAAGAACTTAAGGCTGCACAAAGTGAGTTGGTAACACTTGCTAAAACAACGGGCACTAATTCAAAAGAATTTCAAGCAGCTGCCATTAAAGCTGGTAAACTCAAAGATGAGATTAATGATATTGGAGATGCTGTAAAAAATACTTCCTCCACACCATTTGAAAATATGGCCAAGCAACTTGGCAGTGTTGGTAGTAAATTAGCAAGTATGGATTTTGAAGGTGCGCTTGATGCTTCACGTCAATTTGCAGCAACCTCCAAACTCATTACATTCAAAGAAGCATTTGGTGGTATCAAGCAAGTAGGGCAAACTTTACTAAATGTTGGTAAAGCATTACTTACCAACCCATTGTTTTTACTAGGTGCTTTGTTTGCAGGTATAGCAATCGGAGTATATAAGTTACGAGACTCCATCAAGCCACTTAAGATTGCTTTTGATTTTGTTGGTGAATCACTTGACTATGTTATTCAGAAAGGGAAGGATTTTTTAGATTGGCTGGGTCTCACCACGTTTGCGCTAGATGAACAAGCCAAGAAAGAAAAGGAAGCAACAGAAGCAAGAATAAAAGGAACATCAGATTTTTATGATCAGCAAGTTAAGTTAGCGGAAATTGCTGGTAAAGAAACTGAGAGTATTGAAAAAAAGAAATGGCAGGAAATAAAACGAATTGCTAACGAAGGCTTTAAAGCCACGGTTGATAGCAATGGTAATATACGTAAAGATGATTTGGAGGATGCAAAAAAATTCCTTATTGAAGAAGGCAAAGCAACGTATGAGCTGGAGTTGATTGCAGCAAAGGAAAAAATACTACTCGAACAACGCAGACGGATTGCATTGATAGCTTCGTCTAAGAAACACTTGGAGGATACTAAATTAATACTCAAGTCAGGTGTTGAGGACGAAGAAGGTATTCATGCACTAAGTTTTCATGCACTTGAAAAGCATTTGGCAAAAATGCTGGAGGCTACTCAAGTAACGTACGCGCAAATTCAAAAAGCTCGCTATGATGACTTGGTTTCAATGGAGCAGAATGTTAGCAACGCTCTTGAAATTGAACGCGAGCTGGCTGGTGGTATTGGTAATATAATTGATTCAGTAACTCAAAGACGTTTACAGGCTTATGAACTTGAACGTATTGCGCTTGATGCCAGATACAAAGAAGATATTGCGCAAGCTGGGAATAACGCAGATGCAAAATTTTATGTCGAGAAAAACTACCAAGATAGTTTGGCGGAACTTCGTAAAAAGGAGTTGGTGGAGAAACAACGTATGGCCAGATTTGATAAAGCTGCTGCGCTTGTTGATGCAGGTATAAAAGAAGCACAATTGATTTTAAGGGCTTTGTTGCTAGCTGGTACACCATTTGGTAGTGTTGCAACGGCTGCTGCTATTGCTGGGGGTTTGCAAGTAGCCGCCATTGCTGCCAAACCTATTCCTAAATATGAAAAGGGTACCAAGTCTTCCGCTGAAGGTTTAGCAATGATCAACGAAAAGGGACGCGAGTTGTTGGTGGGGCCTGATGGTAAGGCAAGAATGTATGATACTGACGGTGCTATGTTAACCACTCTAAAAGCCGGAACAAAAGTATATACGGCAGAGGAGACTGACGCAATACTTAATAGTGGCTTACGCTCTACTTCTAACCATTCAGTTGGTGGTAAGCAAAGATCAAACCCATTGCTTGGTGAGATACAAGGTTTGCGCCATGACATACGCACCAAGAAATCAGTGGAGATAAATATATCACGTGCTGGAATTGAAATGGCAATACGTAAGGCTGAGTATAAAATTAAATTCTTAGACGACTTCTATGCTTAGGATAACATTACAAAATACTAAGTACGGTCAATTCACAATCGAGAAAAATGATCCGGTTGGAATAAATGAGCTCGTTTTGAATATAAAGCGGAGTAATAAGAATGATGGTGTATTCTTTGAGGTCATTATTAACTTGAAGTTCATCAAGGAAGCAATACCATATATCCGTAACTGCTTCAATAATGGTGGGGGTATTGATGCACTTGTACTTGTAACCGTTTATGAATATGACCCTAATAGTAGAATTTGGGAGGTCTACCAGCAAGGTAAGATCAACTTCAACATGTATAACAGGAATAATGATACTATTGAGGTGGCGATCGAACAAGTTACAGATCAAACTTTGATTCTTAATAATTTTGAAGCAGACATAGATTTGGAGAATACTGTTGCTGATGATGGTACCACCATATCAGCTGTTGGTAGCAAGCTGGTGAACCTCCACTCTAATAAAATACTAGCATTATATCAGCGTGTTGGAGCAAGCAACGTTGTATATAATACTGGGCCAGCTACAATGTACGTATTGTTTGGTACTGAGGAAGGCGGATTTGTTGGTGGTGATTACAGTTTGTTTATTGATGAAATCAATGAACGCATTACTGGCTACCCTATGCAAGTCAATACTACTTCACCAGTAACAGAGCGTAAGTATTTGTTCAAGATGAAAGATGCTGGGTCAAATACGTTGGCTATGCACATGCGTTTTGCCATCATTGATCTTAGCTCCACCAATCGTGATTGGAATATTCAATGGAAGTTGGCGTATGGTAGTTTGTCTGCTGGTTACACAACTATTGATATTGGTGCTAATTACATTCATGCAGCTGCTCATATTGTAAGCGACATTATTACAGTCAATGAAACATTTGATACATTGGTAGGCGATGAGGTATACATATATGGGGTCGTAACTATGGCAACTGGTGGAGCTCAAAATATCTCGTTTGCTGTATCAAGCGAAGACCTACCAAATGCTTTATACATGATGCGTTTGGATTCACTCACTACATTCCAAGAATCTATTTGTAAAGGCGTGTTATTATTTGAGGCTGTTCAGCAATGCTTGTGGTATTATACTGGTGGTCGTGCGCAACTTCGCAGTACGTTACTTGGTAGAACGGATTTAGGCTATGACGAAGATGGTGACGCCTCGCTTATACTATGGACAAACGGAAATCAGATACGCGGATTAAGTGACAAGAAAATATTTACAAGTCTCGATGCAATCATTAAGTTTTTGAATTCAGTATTCTGCGTCAGCTATGGATTTGAAACAGAAGCAAATGTTTTATATCTGCGTGTGGAGCGTAAGGAATATTTTTATGATAACGCAACACAAATATCATTACTAAGTGGTCAGTTTGATTTTAATGAGAACCTTAAAAAAGACATGTTTTACAAACAAGTCACCTATGGTTATAACGTTAAGATTGATTTGAAGCAGGTAAATGGTAAAGACGCGTTCAACACTTTGCGCAAATTAACTTCACCAATCGCTAACACAAAGAATCCTTTGGATATTTCCACAAACATAAATGCGAATGGTATTCAAATAGAGTACATGCGCAGGCTGGTAGACGCAACACAGGACTCACCACTTAACGACCAGCTATTTGCTATCGTTGTGAAAAGAAGTGGTGGTGATTACGTAAGCAAGCAAGATGACGGTTATGATTCAATCACTGGAGTATATGACGCAGCAAGTGGTTATAATTATGATATTAGTCCATCAAGAATGATCCGTAACTGGTTTAAGTTCTTAGCATCTACCACCATATATAGCAAGAGCAAGATATATAAGTTTGCATCTGGCGAAGGTAATTATGAGATGGTGAGCACAAAGACTGGAGAAGAAGCAATTGCAGAAAATGGTGATATTGATTTGACGGATGAAGTACCAATCTTTGAACCGTTCGAATACATACTAAATGATGTGCCGTTCAACCGCAGTCAAGTAGCGTTAACCAAAGCAACTCCATTTGGTTACTACTCTTTCCGTGATAAGGAAAATGTTTTACGTCATGGTTTTATTGATGGTACTGGAATAGATCACGATTCAAATAAAGGAGTTGCTGGAATTAGTTTACTTAAAGCCTATAAAGTAGTATGACATTAAATCTAACATACGGTAGCCTTTATTACCTCAAAGTTGTTAACGTTGATTATGATGACGTTGCACATACTATTATAAACGGCTCGGTTGGTAGTACCACCATTCCTTCCGGCATTGGTGAAGGCGTGGAGTTTTATAGACAAACTGGAGTTGGTGAATACTGGGCACTTAAAGCACAAAATGCTTCACCATTTGCTTACGTTGAGCACGTTACTCTTGCCCTTGCGGAAGACCTTAGCATTGATTCAGTAGCTATCACCAAGCAAATAGGCGTGACACTTGGTAGTATTATTGTAACAGTAAGCGGCACAGGAACGAAACGCTACACACTTGGAGCAACTGGCCCACAAGCTAGTAACGTGTTCAGCAATCTTTATGCTGGCACATACCTGCTTACTTTATCACGTACGGAAGATGGCTACACGGTTTCACAAAGTATTGTGGTGGAGCTGGTGCCTGATCTTGAAATAAGCGCAACCGTAACAGATTGTACCGCAAACGGCATTGACAATGGTACGCTTACGCTAAATGTGTTGAATGGTAGTGGTGACTATGACGCAGATTTTGTTACTGAGTCTGTGGTGGTGCCACTTACTGCTGCAGATCCTACAGAAGTAAGAACCGGACTTGCACCAAATGATTACACAGTCACAGTAACAGATAATATAACAGGGCAAACAAGAACGATTGTACTTACCATTGTTTACCCGGCTGTAGTGGTGCCTGATATTGCCGGAACAGTATTCGAGGTACCGTTTGTTAATAGTATAACTTTTGTAGTACCTGATAATAATGATCAGCAACTTGATAATGTATTATTTGCTGATCAAGTTCATCCCGGATATGATGAGACTTGTTACTTCCAACCATTCAATCAGGAAGATACACCACGTGTTCAATTTAGAAGTAACTACCTAACGCACAAAATGCGTTTGTACAAAACGGTGGATGATTCACTTGTTAAGGAGTTCCCGATAGAGTTGACTGAGGAGAATGTTGGTAGTACCATAGACTTTGCAATCATTATTAAGGACTATGAATTACCAAATCAATCAAAGGTTTATTTCCAGTCCGGTACCATACCCGTTCCGTTAGCCATTGGTAATACATTTGAAGTAAGTAACAATGCGGACGGGTTCAATGGATTGTATACCATTATTGATAAGTTAATCGAGGCTTCTACCGGATTACCAATACTTGTTATCAATCTTGACTACACAGCTGGTGGACCAACGAGTACAGCTACTGGAACGTTTGATAACCAGCTTGCAGACTACAACGTCTTTGAATCTGTTATCACGCTTGACGATGTGGTAGCTGGTAAGTATTATTTACGAATTGATGCAAGTGACCCAAGTGATAAGTATGCCGTGAGCGAACCTATTGAAGTAAAGACAAGTCATAGTGGAACGCTAGCAATCATTTATAGTAACACAGATAATGATTTTGGTATGGTTTTTTCCACTGGCTTCCGTGGCTTTGTTCGCGTGCATGCTTCAATGTTTAAGCGCTTGACTGGTGGTGAACGTACGGTAACACGAAACAGTAACGATTCGCTTGTAAAGATAAGAGCACGCAAGCGTAGGATAGTGGAATTTGAAACTGACTTAATACCACCATACTTACACGAAAAACTTTCCTGCATTTTTGATACCGATTATTTTAGTATCAATGGGCAAGCGTTTCAAGCAAGTGAGGGTTATGACGAGCCTCAATATACAGAGCGTTCGCGCTTATCACTTAGTAAAATAAAGTTGGAGCAGTTAAATTGGTTCGGAGTATTTAAAAGCAATAAAGATATGCCTACAGAAAGTGAATCATGTGTTTGTGATACGTTAGACTTGGTAAGTGTTAGCACATCAGCTTCCACCATCAACCTAAACTTGTATAATAAAGTAGCGCGAATATTCAGGCTTAATGGAAACATAGCCGGGCCAAAAACGCTTGCCTTGCTTAATGACACATTAGGTCTAAGTATTAAACTTATTATTGACATCAGCAACGTGGCTGGAGTACTTACATTTCCATCAACGTTTAAGATGTCTACAAGTGATCCGCGTTGGGATGATGGCGCAAAAACATTCACACCTGCAAGCGTTGGGACTTATGAGGGTGAGGCGATATATGATGGTACTTATTGGAGATTGTCACTAAACAACTAAATTAATATGAGTCTGACGTTATATTTACAATGCTTTGTAATCGCCCTACTAGGTGGTTTGCTGCAAACATCTTTTAAGATGAGGTCGTTACAGATTAAAGCTAAGTTGGCAAATCTGGAATTTTCCATCAAGCAGTATTTAAAGGATGATTGGATTGTCATTGGTGGTAACCTTATCACCATATTTTTATGCTTGTTCTTTGTGGACGAGATACTAAACATAAAACCGGAGGCGATTGATTACTTAAAACTTGGTTTTGCATTTGTTGGTTATACTGGTAGTGATATACTTAACCGTGTATTTAGCGTAGCTAACAAAAAGTTAAATTCGGCCATTGACTATAAAACAACCATTGCTGATGAGGCAACTGGTAATACTGATAAACCCACACCAACAAAATGAGAATACTTTTATTTATAACACTATTGCTGCTAGGCTTCAATAGTTTTTCGCAATCAGTAATCACAGAATTATGGAGCAAAGAAGATTCAGTTGCAAAGCCACGACCAACTATCCCAAGTGGTTACGGTAGTTTATATTACAATAAATATAAAGGAGAATGGTGGAAAGTTGAGAATGGTGTAAGAACCAAAGCGTTTAATGCGGCTGGTGGGGGCGGTGGTACTGTTACCGGTTCTGGAGCTTCTAATCAACTTACTTATTGGTCCACAGCCTCAGCTGTAGGCGCATTAAACACATCTACTTATCCTTCCCTCACTGAGATAAGTTATATCAAAGGAGTTACATCCGCCGTACAAACACAGTTAAATACAAAAGTATCTGGTTCATTAACTTCTGGATATATACCAAAAGCTACTGGAACAACCACATTAAGTAATGGTGTTTTTTATGATACAGGTACAAAAGTAGGTTTAGGTACTACCACACCAGTTGGTTATGTTCATATAGTAGCGCCTGTAAATTCTAATACACTAACACTTCAACAAAGCGCTGCTACAGCAGGTTACCAACAAATACTTTTTAGTGTTGCAGGAAGCACAGACGGTACGTCAGGCAATGGTGCTAGTATCAGAAGTACCACAAATAGAAGTTCAAATGCATTTTCCACTTTAGAATTTTACACGTCTCCGGACGCGTCTGTGTCTCCAGTTAAGGCAATACACATTGATGGTTCTCAGAATGTAGGTATCGGTGGCGTCCCAGTTACTAAATTAGATGTTACAGGCGTGGCAAGGGCAAGTAGTTTAACAGCCTCTAATTTAACATCTGGTAGAGTGCCTTTTGCAAGCACAGCTGGTGCAATAGTTGATAATTCATCATTTTTGTTCGACCAGTCAACAGGTAGATTAACCTCTGATCTTTTTACAGCTACCGCATCATTAAATACTCCTTTTGCAGCAATTACAAATATAGACTTAGGCACAACTAGTATTTCTGGTAATAGGGCCATTACTGTAAAATCTTCGACAGCTAATGCAAATCTAACACTGACTGGGTCGCAAGGAAGTGGAACATTTGCTCTTAATGGTGCCAATATTACTATGACATCAACGAATAATATTGCAATGACGGCTACACTTGTAACTGCTCAGAATATGACTATTTCTACAGCATTAAAGAATACTGCTTTAACTTCTGGCCGTGTTGCTACTATTGGAACAGGTGGGTTATTTCAGGATGACGCTGACATGCTATTTGATGGTACGTATCTGAAACTTTCAGCAGCAACACCTACTTGGATTGGTCTAGGTGTTGTTACTGGTGGAGATGGGTATAGTCAAAGAATAAAAGGAGGTGATGGAGTAGTTGGTACACCTACAGGTAATTATTTAGAATTGCAAGGCGGGCCAGCTTATCAGGTTAGCGGAAACAACAATGGGGGTAATGTGAATATAAGTGGAGGGGCTAAACACGGGTCAGGGACTGATGGTGATATTATAATTGGGGCCGATGGGTCAGGTGTAACAACAGTTAGATATATAATTTTAAAAGGAGTGCCAACATCCTCAGCGGGTTTACCTTCAGGGGCTATTTGGAGCAATTCAGGAGTTTTAACAATCGTACCATAACCTAAAATAAAAATGAAAAAACTAATCTATTTACTTTTCGGCCTAAACTCCACCATCTCATTTGCTCAAACGCAGATGACAGATGCGGAGATGACCACGAAGGCTAATCAAATAAAAAATGCAACAGTTGCTGGTGAGAATACCAAGGAACGTTTTGCATATTTATTTCAACGGCTGATTGATAGCAAAATTAATCTTAGCCAACTTGCGTATGTTGTAGCTAGTGGAACGGATACATATACGGCCACCATATCACCAGTACCACCAACACTAACAGGTCTACGTGCATTTGTTTACTTCACCAATGCAAATACAGGCGCAGCCACCATAAACATAAACGGGTTGGGGGTAAAAGATTTGATTAATAACAATGGTAGTGCACTGGCAGCAAATGATATAACAGCTGGCGAAGTAAAAGTAATTTCGTACAACGGCACTTCTTTTCAGTTAGTTGGTGGAGGTTCTGTTGCAAGTGCATCAAGTTCAACGGCTGGTATAGCAAAACTATACACCACCACAGGTTCGAATGTGGATGGTAGTATGGATCAAAATAGTACTACTTCTGCGTTGAGTGGAAAGCAAGCTACATTAGTAAGCGGTACTAATATTAAAACTGTTGGTGGTAGTTCATTGCTTGGTAGTGGCGACATTTCTGTTGGTATAGGAACAATCACTGCGTTAACAGGTGGAGTAACGGCATCAGGTACGGGTTCGGTATCTGCTACGGTTGTAACAAATGCAAATCTAACCGGCCCAATAACTTCTGTTGGAAATGCTACCTCTGTAGCTTCACAAACAGGCACGGGTTCAACTTTTGTAATGAGTGCAAGCCCTGCACTTACAGGAAGTCCAACAGCCCCAACTCAGACAACTGGAGATAACTCAACAAAGATTGCAACAACTGCTTATGTAGATGCGCTTTCCTTACCTGCCGCTACTGGTTCAGTAAATGGATATTTAACATCTTCTGACTGGACTACTTTTAATAATAAACAAGCGAATCTTACTCAAAACACTGCTAATACAAACAGCATTGGCGGTACGTGGGCAGCCAGCGCAAATAATCAGTATCACTTAGATAACGGTGGACAATTTACGGCAAGGGCAACAGCTAGTGACAATTTAATAGGGCACCGTGACAGTTATAATATGATTGCCAGTGGTTCGTCTCAGACATTAATAGGCAGATCAATCACTCCAACATTTAATCCGAACGCACAAAGCAGTATTGTTTTTAAGGGAATTGATTACAACCCTACATTATCAGGCACATACACTCATATCTCAGCTAATTTTCAAACAGGGGTAATGGTTCTTGGAGGGTCGTCAGTTATTGCTGGTAGTACTATACTTCAAGTTAAGGGTACTGGTACAACTTCCGGCATCCCATTTATCGTGTATAACTCTACACCTACTGCCAGATTTTACGTACAGGATAATGGTATCAGCGCTCATACAGCAGCTTTCACAACAACTGGCACAGGACAGGCAGCGGTTGGATTTGGTGGCACACTAACTGGCAGAGCTTCTAACCCAGATATTTATTACGGGGTTTATAGTAACACAGCCTACGTTCACGGAGCTACTTCTCAAGCATCTTGGGGATATGCTTATGTAGGGTCCTTTAATAAAAATGCTTTCTCATCTACAATTGGCGGTGGTTTTTTATTCAACCCCACTTTTCCAAGCCAACCTGATTTTGTTTATGGTTTTGTATCAGCTCCAACAGCTTCTCTAAGCGGTTTTGGTACAGCAACTCCTACATCTACAGTTCACGCAAGCGGTTCATTTGCCACAGCATATATCGCAAAGACAGCTTTATACACACTTACTTCAACCGATCACACTGTAGAGGTAACTAGCGGCACCCATACACAAACACTACCCACAGCAGTTGGGATAGCTGGCAGAGTTTATGTAATAACAAATAGTGGAAGTGGTACAGTTACCATAGGCACAACGTCAAGTCAAACTTTTGTCAATGTTACTGGAACTCCTACAACGTTAAGTGTGTCCCAATTTCACGGGTACCAAGTACAAAGTAACGGAGCTAACTGGATTGTAATTGCATCATTCTAAATATGAAAAAACTTTTATTACTACTACTATTTGTAGCAACACAAGCGGCTTGCCAGAACAGGGGTATATTTTCTGCTTATGACCCTGATGCTATAGATTACTTCAATCGAGTAACAGCAGCTGGTGGAACATTAAGTGCTGCTACTCAATCACATGTAACAAATCTTGTACGTGATTTAAAAAGGGATGGTAACTGGGCAGGGATGGATATTGCTCCATTTCTTGGTGGGTTTTCCGGATGCTTTGTAAAGCTTAACTACATCAACTCTTCCTACAAAGAGCTGATTAATACAAGTTTTGTCTCTGGAGACTATGGTGCTACAACCGGACTTACAAATTCAGGTGGTAGTAAAAAGTTTGATTCTCAGATAGTGCCAGATGATAACGGACTTAGTTATCAAAACTTAAGTTACTGCGTATTCGTTACTGATCAATTTGGTTCTGGCACAATTGTAGTTGGTGACGCGCCTGCTTCTGGTGGGGAAACTGTATACATGGGTAAAACATACATTGGTACTAAGGGTGGTACGCTTCAAAGTTCTATTCCTGATTATGGTACTGGGACAGATTACTTCTTACAAATGTCACTAGGCTCATCCGAAACAATTTTTAGGAGAGACGCACACGACCTATTACCACCATCTCCTAATGCAACCACACCGCCTTCGCAAGCATTAGCGAACTCACTTTGCGGGTCGCTAACAAAATCGTTTGGCTCTAATGTAAATGGCACGGGCAGTTACGCCATGTACATAATAGGCCCTTACAAAACCAGAAATCAACTAAGGCTTTTAAATATTGCAGTTAGAAAGTTTTTAGCGGCGGAGGGTAGGATAACCGAAAAACCACAACTAATAACCTTTGGCGATAGCAATACATATGGTACTGGAGCTTCCATCGCTGCCAATAGATATTCAAAAATTCTCGCCAGTTATTTTGGCATACAGGAGAGAAATTTAGGAATAGGTGGGACACTGCTTACCACTAGCGCATCAGCACTTTATTCGGGGTATGATAGGCGCTCTCAGATATTAGACTACAACGTAACTCATCCACTCAGTAAGGTAATCATTCAGTATGGCACCAATGACATGCGTGCCGATCCTCTTAAAGGAACAACGGGCACTGCGTCATTAGTAACAACATTCACCGCTAATCTTGTAACTATCATACACGACTTGGTAGTTGGTGGTGTTGCACCCCAAAACATACAGGTTGGTAGTATTATAATAAATAATGAAGCCAGTGTATCAACAACTTGCGAGAATTTATGGGTTGCCGGATGTAGGCAAGCCGTTCTTGATGTTTATAGCACGTACGGAATACGAGTGAAGTACTATGATGCAAACGCAGACTTAACAGCAAATGGAGGTACAGCTAATCTTGATGTCGACAACTTACATCTGAATGATACTGGACATGCTCGCCTAGCTTATGGACATTACTATTTAGCAGTATATTTATAAAATTATGATAGACAGGAAAAAAATAATTGAAACAGCCGCAGCAGAAAACGGCTATAAAGAATCGCCACCATCTTCAAACAATAACAAGTTTGGTGAGTGGTACGGTATGAATCACGTTGCTTGGTGCGCCATCTTTGTGAGCTGGGTATATGATCAGTGTGGCGTTAAATGGCCTAAAAGGGTTGAGAGCGAGAAGGGTTTTGCATGGTGCCCAGCTCTGTATTATAGAGCCAAGCAAAATGATCGGATTACGTTAAGCCCCAAAGCTGGAGACATCGTGTTGTTTGATTGGAATGGTGATCAAAAAGCCGATCATACAGGATTATTTTCCGAGTGGATTGTGGAGGGTAAGACGTTTCGCAGTTGGGAGGGAAACACATCACCATCAAATAACAGCAATGGTGGTGAGGTGATGTTACGCGAACGAAAGGTTAGTCAAGTACAAGCATTTGTAAACGTAATAGATGTATGAAGTATTTACCATTAATATTTTTATTTTTTGCGTGCCGTTCAGTGGTACCACCATCTACATCAGTAACGTTTGATAGTACAATGGTGGAAACACGCGCTCGAATCGACACGCTTTATTTGCCGGGCGAAGTGGTGGATCTCCCACCAATTTACATTGAGTGTGATAGCCTCACCAACAGGCCAAAACCATTCACGCAAACCAAGGACGGCAAACGCGTATATGTTAAAGCTAAATTAAATGGCAAAGGGTTACTAACCGTGAAGTGTACTTGCGACTCACTTGCAACGGTTGTAACCCTTCAGGATAAAGAAATATTTAGGCTACGGCAGGAAAAGAAGGTGGTGGTAGTACCTCCAAAGATAACCCACGCACCTTATTGGTTTGATGTGTTGTTTAGATGGTGGGCATTAATTACGATCATCATGGTGTTATGGAGGTATCGTGCTGGCTGGCTTGGTCTATTAAAGAAACTAATATAAAGCCGAGCGTGTAAGTCAATAAGTATATTGCACCAGCTAGTAACAAGCCGCCAAGAATAATCTTCAAGGCGGCTTTTATTTTTCGCAATTTTAATCGTGTTTTTGCTTTCATTGTTTCCATTCTTTAGGTATACTAATAGTTCCACCATCCATCGCGTTAGAGTATACGATTATGTCATCATCATAGAAGTTGCGCGGCTTGCCAGATTCATATAATACTACCTTCCATACTGTATTAGTTTGGCTACCATAATCAATCCACGCGATACACTTTCCGTAACCTAGTGGAGTGTGTACGTCAATCGGGTTTTGTAACTCGTGTATCATTTCTTTCGTCTGGTTAAATGAAATTTTTCTTTTAATAAAACCATTAACTCACTATAAGATTTATGCATATTTGCTTCATGCTCGTAAACTAAATCAGAAATCAATTCCTCTTGGCTTTCGCCTTCTGGTTCTTTCTGCTTAACTAATGGTATTAATCTTCCGCAGTATGAAGATGAGGTCATGGCTACACCAAAACATTTTTGGCAACGTCCGTTTTCAATTCTTCCGTTACAGGTAGTCAATACCTCACTTCCTTCCGTGAATGAATGGGCGCTGTTTTCTTCTTTCATAGCTTTTGGGGTGATGACGGCTACTTGTTTCCAAATACCATTATCTGCACAGTCTCTACACCTATCATCACATTTACCATACATGCTACCAGTGCATTCATTTTTAATCTTCACATCGTAGCCTGAAAGGTCTGCTCTGTAAGGAAAATTAGTTACTCTATGAGCAGGATGAATAAAACAATCTTTGTTATCAAATACTAAAGATTCAGCTAACTCTTTATCCTTAATCTCTACTGCGTCTTTGAGGGCTTGGGCTTTAGCTTCTTCATATCTCTGAACAGCTACGTCATCATAGTAATCAAGCCCAAAACGTTTAGCTTGATCTTTAGGATGTTCTGGCATGTCAATCAGATAGAACTTACCGTCTTCTCTGAGTTCGATATGTGGGTTAGTGTACATCTTTAAAATGTTTAGAGTATGGATTGTCTTTTGGTTCTACCACTTGTACTTGAAACTGCGGTGGCCCTGCATCAAACGTTGCAATGTCCATTCTATAACCGTTCTCGAACATAATACCAATGCATGGAATCGGGCCGGAACGTGCAACAACCTTTTTAATCTTAGCATTTAGCATCTTACTAGGAAGGCTGATTGTTTTTAAATTTCTCATTGGTGTACATTTATTTTTATCCACTCTGGTCTGCGATCGCCTACCAGTTCAAAATAATCATCAAGTACTTTGGCGTGTGAGTCAGCAAATCCTTTTAAGTACTTAAGTTTAGTTATATCGCGCTCATTCCTATAAACGTTGGCTTGCTGCTCTGCCGTTACTTGCATCTCAATAACTAGATCAGGAAAATATACGCCAAGCTCCGCACCTTTGCGCAAAAGTCGATAGCCTTGAATACCCTCCACTATCGTCTTGTATGGAAATAAACCTTGCAAATCCTTGATGAGCTCGTATAGTGCTTGCTTGTAACCATACCGCATGTAATCGTCTGAGTGGAGCAGCTTATGGTAGCCATTAACTTCATGCAACTTTTTGGCTAGCGTGGTTTTGCCACTAGCTGGTGGACCGATGATTAAAATGTTTTTATTTTTAATGTTCATAACCCCCTGATTATTTTTTTATACTCTTCCGATTGTAAAAACAATATTGGCAACGTACCAATAAAATCTACCACTTGCTTATGCTCAAAGTCTCTGGCTTGTTGTGCCTCCATCAACTTAGCGTTAGCGCGTAAGTGCCTGTTCAATTTGGTGCCTAGTATTGAGCGTTGGCGGACTGTAAGTGTATTCATACTTAGTTTTCTTTTATTTCCGTTTCATCAAGCCACTCCATTTTCCATCTAAATCTAACTAATAGATTGTTAGGACAGCAACCGCTATTAAAATGCCAAACTATTTTGCGACCATCTGTTAAATCTCTGACAAAATAAACACCTTTTACTAAAGGCAGCCGTTCTGATGCTTTTACCCATGTCATAACAATCCATTTATGTCTGACTCAGTTACTTGAAAATCCGTAACCTCACGCAATTTTCTTGCTTCATTAAATCGCGTGATTAATTCAAGCCTAAAAGGTAGTGGTAGACCTAATGACTCTACCACATCCCATACGTCTAACTCGCATTGTGCATATCCAATGGCGCGACTTTCTGATGCAATTTGATCGGATAATGTGTTCGATCTCGCTGGTGTCCTCTGACCAATCATAGTAGGTTTCCATACAGTCAAGTATAAACTATCGAGTGTCATACTAATTAAGATTTTGTGGTTTGGTGCGAAGACGTAGCGCGACATCATCTGGTGGATTCATACGGAGCATAACATCCGTACCAGTATTAATAATGCTGAACTTACCTTTACCATCCTCAATTATCCACATATCAGTATGGTGGGATGATTTACGGATGGGGCGTTTGCGTGAAGTATAGCTGGTGATTTGAGGTTGTTGGATCATACTGTTTGTAGTTTAGTTTTAAAGAACCGTTTAACATCTTTGTTTGCAAAAAATTGCTTAACAGTCACTTTGCTATTCAATGAAAGTCCTGCCATACTTCTGGCACGGCTCAACGCAACGTATAGCTGACCGGGTGCAAATATCTTATTAGCATCAACGTGCACGTAATCAAAACTTTGACCTTGTGACTTGTGTATACTTATTGCCCATGCGAGTGCTAATGGTAGTTGTTCGTATGCAGCCACCACCTTTTCTTCCCACTTACCATCGTTCTCCTCTTTGATCTTGCGTTCCCAACGTTGTACATAAATCTTGGCCACGTTGCCATCCCGCAGCTCCACTTTCACGTGCTTCTGTTCACCGTCTTTTGCCGGACAAACTTCTTTGATGATGGCAAGTGTACCATTCACTACTTGAGATGGGAACGGGCCTTTAGTATTTGGTGGTCTATCCGCTTTGTTCATCTTCACCATCACCTGTGCACCAACCTTCAAGCGTAAAACCTTTTCAGCTGGGTAGGCTGGCCAAGTTCCAAACTCAACCGCATTCGATACAAACGCTTGCGATTCGATTTTGTCCAGTTCCTTCTGATTCTCAAAGTCTGCCATTGCATTCTTAGGCACCAGTTTTATCCGCAAATCGTCTGGTTTACAGACTAGCTTATTCAGCATAGCAAGTTGCTTGTCCATCACATCTCCTGTTCGCGCTGAGTGGAGTAGCTTAATAAACGTGGGGTCACCTTTCTGACGAAGTACCTCGCTAAGCTCTTCCATCTGGAAAGTTTCGAACGCTTTGCTACTGAATACGAATGGTGAATCATAGCCGGCTTGTTTAAGTTGGATGGTATCAGCTGTGTTTGCTACTGGTGGTAGTTGGTAGAAATCTCCTACTATGATTATTTGTGCGCCACCAAACGGCTCATCTTTCTCCTTCGCGTATCTCATCAAGCGATCAATAAAATCAAACATGTCGGCGCGTACCATACTCACTTCATCAATTATAAGATGATTAACCTTATACTTAATGTAGGCAATTGTGTCACGATCTGTTGTGAAGTTGTTGAACGTTGGATGAATGATACCATCACTTGCTGGAAGCCTGAAGATACTGTGGAGGGTCTTTCCACCAATGTTAATGGCGGCCAAGCCAGTTGGTGCAGCTAATACATAGTGCTTTTTACCAAGCTCTGTGAGTGCGTGAATCAATACACTCTTACCCACACCTGGTTTACCCGTTACGAATATGTTTGCGCTTGAACCTTCAACAAGATCAAAGATTTGCTGTTGGTTTTTGGTTAGTTGGAATTCCATACACTTATGCTGGTAAAGTTGCGAGGTCATTTGCAATACGCGTCAACCCTTCACGGTTAAGCTCCACCAACTTCTTGACGCGCCTTTCTTCCGCAATCTCATCAAGCTGCTTGGCATACTTACAGATAGATGGTAGACCGTCTTTTGTTGGTCGTGTCCAACGTTGAATAATCCACGCATCTAATCTTCCGTGACTCATGAACATACGGGCACCAATACTTCCAACACGCGCATCGGGCTTGCTGAACCCTATACCGTTGTTGTTCTTGGTGGTGGTAGCTTGTTGCTCGGCTTGTGTTTGACGTTTGTAGATTGCCATCAAGGCACGTCCAATTACTTTGTTAGCGTCTACGCGAACTTGCGTGGCTAACCATTCTTTTGTTACTGTCATTGCGCCTACTTTTTAAAGTTGATTAGTTTATTTTCCAAGTTTCTTATTGCTGACATATCGCCATACCACTTTAATTGCTCTAAAGCATATTCAATGGTGGAAATCATTTCAGGTATATTTTTTATTTTTTCTGAGCCTATAAGGTTAACTGCTGCGATGGTAGATGCTGCATCATTCAAACGTTCCTTATCTCGCTTGATACGCTTATAGTCTTTTGCCAAGGCTTGCGTGAGTCTACCATCTGCTAACGTTTGGAGTTGACGCTCCTTACGCTTGATTTCTTTGTTGATGGCCACAATTTGTTTTGCTAGTGAGTTTTTCATAAAGATGGTGGGTTATATGGTAATATGTTCTACTTGCTCCCACTTCCAACCCTTCACGGTCTTACCAGCTTTAAGTGCCTCTTTAATCTTGGCTTCATCTGGTACCAAGTATTCACGTGGCGTTTGCTCCACATTTACTGGAACGGCTTCCCATACCTTGCGCACGTTACTACCAATTTGAAGTGCAGCTGTTTTACTTACAAGTGTGCTTACTTTCTTGATTTCACCACTATCAAACCGCTCCTCCAACTTCTTAACTTCTTTTTTTGTAGACTCAAGATACTTAAGCATTTTGTCTTTGGTATCTTGCTCTACCATCTTCACGTTGTCGCGGAACGGTTTAAATAAGGAGCGAATGTCAGTAAGTAATTTGTTTAGTGGTACCGTGAATTGATCCTCACGCTCTTTCGCAATCTTGGCAATTTCCTTGATGCCTTTCATAAGCTCACCGGCCTGCTTATATGATTCATGATCATTGACTATCAATGAACTAACCTTTTTGATTGCTGGTGTGGCTTGCTTTTCAAGCGCCTGCATAACGATGGAGGCATCTACGTTTGGTTGTTGAGTCTTCATATTACTTGTCTTTTATGTACGCCTTCACTAGACGCCTAACTAATTGTTTGCCTGTAATATCCTCAGCATCCAACACGCGTTTAAGTTTCGTTTCATCTTTCGGGTCTAAACCTAGCCCCATAAATGTGAGGCCTTGTTTCTTGATTATTTTTCTTGCCATATAAATTAATTGTTTTGTGTTTGAACAGTTGGAGGGCTCGAACCTCCACTGGCTCCGTTACTGTTTATTTAATTTTGGCTTGCACCAGCCCACGTGACCACGCACTGAAAGACACGCCTTCCTTCGCCAAGAGGGCATCTACCTTTTTCCACTCGGCCTCTGTGAGATACATGTTGTTACCGCGTGGCACGGTCTTAACCTTTGCCTCCTTAGCAACTGCTGGTTTAATTGTTTTTACTGGTGCAGCTTTAGTCACCACATTATTTTTTGCTTTGTTTTTTTCTGCGTTCTTCATACCTGTTTCGATTATTTTGTTTAAAGATTTGTTGGACTCTAATATTTTAGCCACACCAGCGCGAGTCTTTTCCACGTGCTTAGCTTTATCTTCTGGCGTAAGTACTGCCTTGCCATGCGCCTTTGCGATGGGCTTGTTGGCAAGGTTTTTATCAGCTGGTAAGCTGTCCGTATCAAGCTCCTCCGGTGTCAGGGTGCCGCGCTTACCGTCAACAAATACGCTGTTGACTGTATCACCACGCTTCAATGTAGAAGAGTAGTCTAACTCACCGTGTTCACTCACGGTTACATAATATCGCGCGCCTTTTTTACTTTTTGAAGCCGCCTTGGCTTCATTTTCTGCTGTGATTAAGTCCATACGTTTTGCAAATTTAGTTTGAATGAAATGATTTGGGTTTTTATATAATACTCTATCGAGTGCGTTTTTATAGTTAGGGGCGCATACTTTCTTTACACGCCCCTTAACAATGAATGGGTAGTCAATCATACAAGTTGATCAAAAATGTAAAGAGCTATACGTTTACGTTGAGCTAGTGTATCAGTATTATCCTTAACTGCTTTAATCAAAGCCTTAATATGCCCATCAGGTATATCCTTGGCTCTGTTAAGCTGCTCCTTATAGCTTATGTCATCCTGTTGCGCTATACTCCATTCAGTTACGCACTCATCAGGAACACGGTTTACTTTTTTGTAAGGCCCTTTAACACCCTTTTTAGTTAACTCACATTCAATTATATCTCCTATCACATCAAGTAATGTAACCTTTTTATTGAAAAACATTTTAGTATTACCGTCTAAATATACGTATTGGAGTTTAGTGCCGTTTAATCTACGACCTATATATGTTATTGTTGCCATATTAATTTATGTTTATAACCAATTGATCTTAACACCACCTTTGTGAGCTGCTACTTGCTTCTGGCCTATCTTAAGTACTCCGTGTGCTGAATTAACGTACGTACCTTCATTGTTATCTTGTACCGTATATATAACGGCTAATGATTTGGTGGAGCGTTCTCTAGCTGCTTCCAACGCTTCATTTAAGTCTGAAAATGTATCTTCATACTTAAAGTTTTTACGAGCTGCAATCATTTCTTGATCGCGCTTACTTAAGTTCCATTCCATAGTAGTTTGGTTTTGTGTATAGTTGTTTCTTTATTTTCCCTGCTTGCAAACGCGTCACCAGTTTTGTTTTACTGGTGCGCGCGTTCTCGTGCTTGATGGCGAGTTTAAGTAGTGAAGTAGTTTGCTCCAGTACTAATAATGTACGTGCTGCGCTCATTTGATGGTGAGGGTTAGTAGTGTGGTGAGTGGTTTCATGCAAGTATAGCTTTAATAAGTTTAAGAGTATCACTTGCGTAGCTGAACTTGGTATCGTGTAGCTTTGCGGCCACCACTTTAATTTCCCTTAAAGTTAAATCATCCACATCTTTGTCCAAAAGTATGGAGGCTAGTAAGCCGTTCATTTTTTCGATTTCTTCGCTGCTTAAGCAGTCTGCTAATGTTGTCATATGCTTTACCTTTACGGTATGTTTATAAGTTTTTAATCTTTCCAATTTTTTGCTCTTGTCATACTTTCTTCTACAGTCTGCTTAATTTTAGTAATGGTAGGTAATTTACCTGAACCGTTATTAAAGTTCATAACTGTAATTTCTGAGTGGTATACTAAACCAGTTACAAATGCTGATTTAACATGCTTCCAAGTTTCTCTACTAATTGCGCCTTTCATAAAAATATGAATGTTTTGGTTTCGTCATTCTGTGACTCATCAGACAAGCCAAGTAGCTTGTTACCAAGAGGCAAGGTATAAACCATCCTGCCTCTTATATCTGGTGTTAGCGTCCTCGTCATGTACTTTTGCACTCGTGTTGTGGGTGACTCACATCAGCCTTACTTACTTATGCTCAACGTTCTATCCGCTAAGCGTGTCCATCCGAATTTTATCAAGCCTTGGGAAGTGCTCGGAGAATTTACTGGCTACCAGTCCTAAACCCCTATTCAATACTGACTGTCAAATCATCTACTTGACTCTGTAAAAGTAGTATATAGGATTGAGACTAAGAAACTTTTAGCGACTTTTTTTGACTTTTTTTTCTTCCTCTAAAAGTCGCATTTCCACAGCAATCTGACACTTTTTGCGGGTAGGGTGGAAATAAAAGGGTAAATGGTACTTACGTTCAAAGGTTTTGATTAACTCTTGTAGGCCGTGTGTGCTGAACTTTCGCTCCTTTCCGTATGGGAAACGCTTATTAATAAAGTCATCGAGTGTGCCTTCCACAAACACTTCGATCTTGATCTGGTAGTACGCGGCCCGCCAAAGTTCATACTTGAACCTACCATTTCCTTGTACTAGCGTTCCATATAAATCTTGTAGGCTCTTACGCTCGATGTGAAAAATACCCTCCAGTTCTTTTGTTGTATAGTCGCCTACCTCCAACTTTCTTTTAGTTGTTGTCCAGTATGGAAGTTGTTCGCGTGTGTCTGTAATTATTTTCATGCATTCATCCAACTAGCAAATGTAAATGATTTATGTATGGAGCCTTTCAGCTTACCTTTAATATAAGTAAGCAAGCACCTAAGCTCGTAATCTGACTCCTCCAATCTTTCAGGGTATTGTCTAACGTTGAATATCATAAGCTTGTGTGGAGGTACCTTAGGAATGCCAACATAATAAAAATCTCTTTTCTTGCGCACCTTTAAATAAAGAGATGCCTGTAAAAAGTCCATGCTAGCAATAAACCGTTTAAGATTATCATGCGCGCATGTTTTATAATCAGATATATCAAGTACTCCATCAATATCAATATAACCGAGTACCATTATACCGTACAGTAGTTGTTTAAACTCTTGCTCGAACTTAGCACCACTTTTCAATCGTTGCACCACTTTGTCTTTCGCAAGAACTAGCAAAATATCCTTAAGCATTTGTTCCTCTTCCTTACTCAGTGTTTTTATTTTCTTCTTTTCAAGATCACGTGAATGTAGTTCTTTACCGAACTCAAATGCCGGCGTTGTAAAAAAAGATGGTACTACGCAGTCACGCACATTTTTCATACTTGAATAAGAAACATAGCCGCGTTTGCGAATATACTCTATCGCTGCTGAGTCGTCTCCTTGAAATTCTATAGTTGGCATATCTACTTCTTTTTATTAGGTCTATACCACACGCACCCATCTTCACATACATTCACGCCTTCATGCTCTGTACCCTTGAATTCTTTTGTTTCTTGACATACTCCAAATCGTAAACACTTAGGATGTGTCAGGGTAGTTTCTAATTTCGATTTTATTTTTGGCATATAACTTTGTGTAAATAAAAAGGGCTGGGAACCACCCCAGCCCTAAAACTCAACAACTCACTACTTGAAGTGGTACTCAGTTACCTCTCCATTGTCTACGTCCCAAGGATCAGCACCATCATATAGTGCATCCAAGTTACAGGGTTTTTCGTTTGCTGCCTGAATCAAATTCTTTGGCAGTGGCTTTTTGTTAGGCGATGGTTGCACCGCGTACTTGGTCTTCAAACCATCTCCACTCTTTACGATGGTAATATCGTATGCGAATGGAGGGCCCCAGTCTGGGTTGGCGGCATACGATTTAATCGCTTTGATGATGGACTGTTGCGTGAGCTCAAGAATCTTAACCGTTTGATCTTTGTAATCAAGAACAGCGAGTGCCATGAATTTCTTAGGGCGGTCTTTGTCTTCGCCTGTAGGATTTTCGGGTTCGCCATCTTCGATCAAGGTACGGACGGGCTTACGGTTGCCTTCACCATCGTCCTCCCACACTACGTAGCCAATGATCGGCTTGGAGAGCGCGCGGAATTTGTTGCTGCCTAGTTCCAACTTCATATAGTTGGCGGCTCCTGATGATACTGCGTCATCCGATACAAAATCTTCTGACACTTGCTTTGTACTTGCTTTTTTAGCCATTGCGGTAATTGTTTAAATTGTTTAAATTGTTTATTTCGTTGCAGCAGTTTGCTACGGTATAAAAGTAAGCAATTTTTATCAGCGCGCAACGGTTTAAAGTTTTACAAAGTTTCTTAAACTTTAAATTTTACCAAAAGGTTTACTTTTACGCACCGTAAAGTTTACTTTTACCCCCACTAAACAAAAAACCCCATTATGAAAAATAATTTTATGGTCGACATTGAAACGCTTGGAACACGCTCCTACTCTATAATATTGTCTATCGGGGTGGTCGCATTTGATTTAAAAACTGGAAATACTGGAGACGAGTTTTATCGTACCATAGATGTGGCCTCTAGTAAAGAGGTTGGTCTTACCTCTGACGCCAGCACCGTTGAATGGTGGCGCAAACAAGATAAAAGTGTTCGAGACGCACTGACAAAAAACACAGCACACATCCACCAAGTACTCACCCAACTTTTAGCGTGGTTTGACATGCAAACTTATGAGCGTTTTATGTGGGGCAATTCTGCACGCTTTGATTTAGGCTTACTTGAAAATGCTTATGAGCGATGTAAACTTATCCCACCGTGGGCATACTATAATGAAAGGTGTTGTCGCACCATTGTAGCATTGAATCCAGAAATAAAAAACAGTTTGCCAAAACCAACTGGTGCCCACCATCCAATTATTGACTGCAAACATCAAATCGACTACATTGTTAAAACAATACAAAGCCATGAAGGAAAAGAAAACAACAATCTCGTTTAAGGTACACAAAGCCGATGCAAAGGGTTTAAAAAAACTCATGCGTAAGCTCCTTATTAATAAAGGGTATACACTTTACAAGAAGAAGCTATGATTAAGTTTGCGGCAGTAGACATTGAAACAATCGGATTGCACCCGTATAATGGCACCATTTGGATGGTGGGCTGGTGCGGGGCGGACTGTAAGGTTAAAATTGCGTCAGACCCAAATGGTTTAAAAGTATGCCCGCCTGAGTTGCGCACTTTACTTCAGGATAAAAGTATTTGCAAAGTAATACATAATGCGCAGTTTGATATACCATACATGGAACTTGTGTGGGGGGTAAGATGCGTGAATGTGTGGGACACAATGGTATGCGAGAAAGTTATACAAGGGGTAACGGCTGACGATCGCAAGGTTACCGAAGAGTTTAAAATTGCGCATAGTGCATCGCTTAAGTATACGCTTGCTCGGTATGGTTTTCCAGTACCCAACAAAGACATAACGAAACAGTTTATAAATCGCCCGCTTGGTTTAAAATTCACGAAAGAGGAAAACGAGTACTTGGTGGATGATGTACAGTATCTTTTACCATTGCGCAAGGCACAGGAGTTTTTACTAACACGTGACAAACAACTAGAAGCTGCGTTACTTGACAACAAGGTTATTGAGCGCGTGTGTCGTATGCGTGTGCTTGGGCTGGGGGTGGATAAAAAGAAATGGCTGGAAATCGCCAATGTAAACTTAAACGCATATAAGCGCGAGCTTGCCACCCTTCCACAAAGTGTAAAAAACTGGAACAGCCCAGCGCAGGTAAAAGAGTACTTTAAGCAACGTTATAATATTACTATTGACTCGTTTACAAACCTTAAAAGTATCTTCCTTCAAACGCGCAATCCTTTACTCGCTAAGTTTATTACCATTAGACAAATGTACTCGGACGCTTCGGGGTATGGGGCCACATGGCTATACCGCGAAGATGGTAGCTCCACCATTGACCCTGATGGCCGCATACGCGCCTCGTTTGATATAAGTAAAAATACTGGGAGGTTCGCAACATCCGATCCAAACCTGCTGGGCTTGCCAAAGGAAGGTGACCAACGTAGCGCCATCATACCACGTAAGGGTCACGTGTTTGTGATAGGCGATTTTGCGGGGCAGGAGATTGGTATCATGGCAGCCGCCAGCAAAGAAGACTTGTGGATCAACGCTCTGCTGCGTGGTGATGATGTTCACGGGCTTATGGGCTCCATGCTTTCACTTGAACGCTGGCAAGCTGGGACAATCAAGGGTTGTACGTTCCCGAAAAAATGTAAGTGCCCTGTACATAATTCTATGCGCAACCCTGCAAAAGAGGCAAACTTTTTACTTGCATACGGTGGTGGTGCCAGTAAATTAATTGAGCGAATCATTAAGAATATGTTTGCAAAGGGTATACCAACGGACGAAGTAATTAAAACACTTATGACAGAGCGAGATGCTCGCGTTTTTATAACTAAGCACAAGCGTGCAATTCGTAAACTTGTAGCATACTTGGAGCGCAATGGGCGTGATGCAATACGTACGGAAATATCCTACTCAGCCGACCCATATAGACGCAGACGCGTGCTTAAGGGTGAGCAAGAGTGGCAAATACGCAATCAAGGAATGAATAACCCGATCCAAGCGGCTGGCGCGAACATGATTAAACTTGCGTTGGTTAGCATGCCAGATGAATTTGACATCGTGCTGCCGTTCCATGATGAAATTGTGTGCGAGGTGCCAAAGGCAAAAGCAAAGGCATGCGTTAAGGCAATGACTGCTGTAATGGAACAAAGCGCAGATTACATTACTGGCATACACGGTATCATAAAAGCCGATGTACGTGTCCAGACTGATTACTCTAAACATTAAAACCAAAACTATACTATGAAAACACGAATCCAATGGAAAACCTATGTGGTAAATGTCAAAGACATAAAGCCTACGCCAAACAATTACAAAATCAAAACAGCGCTTGGTAAGGAGCGCTTAAAACACACGCTGAAAACTTACGGCCTCGCAGGTGCGGTGATTTGTAATTGGGGCGGCAAAGTAGGAGACACGAAAAACATAGTACTTGTGGACGGTAACTCACGCGTGGAGGAGGAGCTTGCTGCTGGTACGAAAACAATCGAGGCATCGCTTCCGGATAGACCACTTACACCAGCGCAATACAAAGAGTTCAGTGCTATGATTGATTTTGCCAAAGCAGGCGAGGTTGACATGGATAGAATTGAAAAAGAACTCGGCACCACCAAGGGCTTCTTTGAGTCGTATCGATTGGAGCCACCACCAGATGTACTCGCAAAACTTGGAGCACAAGCTCCTAAAGGCCCGAAGCCTACGATACAAACAGAAGAGAAGGTTGTGGTAGAAACAGATGAACGGTCTATTACATTGTTTTTTACAACCAAGCAAGAGGCAGAGTTTAGGAAGATGGAGGAAAGACTTAAGAATAAGTTTAAAACAATCAGCACATCGGACACAGTTCTTAAGGCATTTAAAAAACTTATATGAGATATATGGGAAGCAAAGGTAGAATTGCAAAGCATATTTTGCCGATTATACTAAAAGACCGTAAAGCTGGTCAATGGTACGTGGAGCCTTTTTGTGGTGGGTGTAACACGCTTGACAAGGTCGAAGGCTTGCGTATTGGTGCGGACATTCACCAAGAGCTTACTGCATACTTTAGTGCGCTAGTAAGCGGGTGGCTTCCACCTAAATACATTAATGAGGATGAGTATAATCTTGTAAAAAAACACGGCTCGCCTGAATTGCGCGGTTACGTAGGATTTACGTTGTCCTTCGGTGGTAAGTTTTTTGGTTCACAAGCCCGCTCACTAAAAATTAAAGGCTCGTATGAATCACTTGATACATTAAACAGGCAAGGATACAGTAATGCATTACGACAACAAAAAAACTTGAAAGGCGTGGTTTTTAAAAACTGCAATTATTATGATTTACGTATACCCGATAATTCAATTATATATTGCGACCCACCTTATGCTGGTACAACAGGCTACTCAAAGGGTAGCTTTAACCACAACCAGTTCTACGATTGGCTGCGCTTGCAACGCGCCAAGGGCCACTCAATTTTTATATCCGAGTATGGTATGCCAAAAGACTTTAAGTGTGTTTGGCAAAAAACAATTGCAAACAATTTAAACGCAGTACAAGGAAAGGGTAAGACTGTAATTGAAAAACTTTTTACATTGTGAGTTCCTTTAAAAGAGTACGTAGATGGCGTTCAAAAAACAAAATACAAGATTGCTACCAGCGATTGAAATCTCATGCGAAGGAACGAGGTATATTATGGCAACTTGATGAGTTGCAGTGGTGGGTCTTTTGTCTTGCAACCATGTACCATGAACGAAAAGGTATAGCATCCAACGATTTATCAATTGATCGTATAGATGTACTTGAAGGGTATACTTTTCAAAACATACAGGTGCTTACAATAAGAGAGAATACACTTAAGCAAATGAAAGTTGACGCAAAACGAAAAATGAAGGGCACGAGCAAACAACACGGAGACCCTTTTTAAACAAAAACTTATGACTGATAAAAAAGAAATAGAACTCCTCCACTCTAAAGGGTTTGTTATTCTGCAAGCGCAGCGTGTGAATAACAGTCCGATAGGATGGAAGCGTAAGACATCCCCAAGCAATAAAAAGGCTTGGGGGTACGCTGAAGAAATGGCCGACCCATTACTAACCGTCTACCACTCTACGTTCAATGCTGATATTTTGGCGCGTTCTCATTGCGGCTTCTATCTTGGGCACGGTAACCTATGCTGTATAGACTTAGATACAAAAAAGACTACCATTGAAACGACTACTAAACTTAAGGATAAGTTGGTAGAGGTACTTGGGACAAAGTGCGTTGTTGAGACAACTAAATCGAATGGCTACCACATTTATTTCTTGTATGATAAGCGTCTTGATAACTGTCCTGACTGGATGGGGCTCAAGGAAGCAAATTGGATTGAATTATACTACGCGAAGCGATTCATTGCTTGTTACCTTAGTAACAGCAAGAAGTACACACTTGTTCATGGTGATCTTACCACCATCAAGCCGTTGAGTTCTAAAGATCATGCGAAGCTGCTGGAGGTACTTACGCCATATAAAGGCAAAAATGTCTCACAAAAACGCAAAACAAAAAAGTCGTTTGGGCCGGTTGATGCCGAGACATGGGAGCAAGCAGAGGCATACGTAAAGCAACTAGAAGAAAAAGGCTTGGATATTACAGGCGCGAATCCTACGTGGGTAAAAATCGGTATGGGATTTGCGAATGCGTTTGGTGAAAAGGGCTTTGAGATGTTCGACCGCTTAAGTCGCTTCTCACCATTATATAATGCTGATACTATCAAGGATGATTACACAAGATTTGTAAATGGAGAGACAAACAGTAAATCTAAAGTAGTAACTATTGCCAGTTTCTTTAAGATGTGTGATGATAATGGGCTAGTGGATAATAAGACGCTTCAAACTCTTAAACTCCATCCAGCTAGTACTAATAAAGAGTTTGAACTTACGCTTAGTAAAAAGGAGCGTATGCCGGAACATGTGCATACACTCGTTACTGCATTCCTCCAACATGTTGAAATTTGTTGCATCGATCAAGCCTACTTCTATGTGTTTGAGCATACACATTGGGTGAAGAGGAATAGTCGTGAGGTGGTGGATATGATAAACAATTTTGTTGATAGGTCTGATGTGGAGGATAGATACCGCAAGTTATTACGTACGCTGCCATATTTGGATATGGCAATACGTGAGCTTAAGTTGATTACAATGCGTGAAGCACTTGAGCCACACACGGGCAATCTTAAAGAGGGTATATTTATTAACATGGAGAATGGGGTGCTTCACGTGGATATGAAGACTGGAAAACGTAAGCTTCTTGATCATGATAGCAAATACAACTTTACTACCATTCTGCCATTCTGTTATGAGCCGCTTTTAAAAAGCCCGCGCTTTGATACTTGGATGAACACACAAATACCCGATAGTACTTTGCACGAGGCTTATTATGCGTTTGTTGCGAGCTGTTTAACGCGTCATAAGGCAGATATAATAATGCTATTAGCTGGAGAGACGTCAACGGGTAAGAGTAGTTTAATTGATATAACGAGGCGGTTAATTGGTCTTGAGAATAGCGTGGCTGTGAGTGCTGGTATTTTGTTTGGTGGTACAAGCGAGGCTCAGACGCAAGCGATGCAAATGGAAAATAAGTTATTGGCTTATGATTTTGATTCGCAGCCGTTTAAACATTTGGAAATGTTGCTTAAGGTGGCGGCACAAGAACCTCTTCCGGGCTGGCAAATGCACGTAGCAAGACGACCAGTAATAAATTATGGGCGCTTGCTTATTGCTATGAATCCATACAATTACTCTGTTTTTAATCCTGCTGTCGCTAGACGATTCATAACCATTAATATGGATGTACCCGTGATTAAGGATAATAACGTTATGCCTGCGATATATGAGAATGAGTTAGCTGGCATCTTTAACCATGTGTTAAATGTAGGTGTGAGGCACTTGCTTGAGAATAATGGGCAGATCAAAATCACGGATTCGATGCGTAAAGCAACGCTTGATTTTCATACTAAACAAAAAGATTCAAGTAGATGGTTTGAGACAAGGTACGTACTATTAAAACCAAGTATGGATAAAAGCAATAGGCTTAGTATAGAAGAAAAACTGCAAAGAGCAAATCCAGATGCTTCTATTACATTCATAACAATAACTGAGATGTACATGCAGTATCGTGCGTGGCTTGTAGATGAAGAGGGTTGGAATGAGAATAAGTTGCCTATGCGTAAGCACTTTGCAGCAGATTTAAAGCTCATTGGAGTGGAGGATTATATTGTTCAAGTAGGTAAAAGTGAGCTGAAAAAAGGACTGTTTTTGGGGGTCAAAAAACATTAAACGAAGGGCTAAAATTTTGTTAAACGATGAAAAGTGACGATTTTTTGAACGCTGTTTTTGACCCATCCGCCGAAAAAAGTATTAAACCATTAAACGACAAGGGGTCTAACTGCTTGATTACTAAGTCGTTTAATGGTTTAATAAAAATTTCTTCTAAGAGGTATAGCCCTAAAAATCCTATAGAAAGCCTATATAGAAAAATTTTATTAAACGATTAAACGACGAGAGGATGGAGGGGCCGGGCAGGGGCTTTTATTTGTCAAAAAAAATGGCTACTTTTATACTTGCAACAGTATAACAAGAGTTAAAAGCGAATGAAGCATCACGCAGAAAACGGATTCAATTCATAATGAGTATGTAGTGATGCATACTCATTCGCATTTAATATGGCAGCAAGAAAACCGAAGAGCAAAGAAGAAATAAAAAAAATCATTGAGCGTACTAAGCCGTACAGGTGGAAGAAAGGGCAAACAGGAAATCCAAATGGTCAACCACGTAAGCTACCGCGACTCGATGTTATACTTGAACATGTACTTGGGTACAATGCAAATGAACCAGAAGCAAGTAGCCCAATAAATGATATACTAACAGCTATGTTGAAGCAAGCGAAGAAAGGAAACACAACGGCAGCCAATTTATTGCTTGATCGTTTTGCTGGTAAAGTGGCGCAACGTGTACAGATGCAAGTAGGTATCAGTAAGGAAGATGTTAGTAATTTGTTTCCGTTTCAAAAATCAGAAGATAAATGATTGGTAGCGTAATTATATTGTGTGTTCTCTTCATTGTGGCTTGCGCTTGCGTTGCGGCATTGGTGATGGTGGTGCACGAAAACGAATTGTAAACTTGAGTAAAGATTTAATGGCAAAGGGTAGATCGGAAAGAAAACGTTCAATGAACTTTAAAGGGTCTTACTCCTTTGCCTTATTGATTTTATAGTGTGTTACACGTAAGTGTATATTTTTTGCATACTAATTTTAAATGATTGAAGAAGTACTTAATTATTGGGGTAATAGTTGCGTTAATGACTAACGTATATAACCCCAACTTACTGGCCCTTCATAAAGCATATACAGGAAAGAAATCCGGTATGCTTATGGAGGGTTCGTCACGTAGTGGTAAGACATACAGTAGTATTGATTTCTTGATATGGGTAGCCTCCACACATTCCAATCTTACGGTTAACATCATTAAGGAAACATTCAACAGTTTCAAGACCACACTATACAGAGACTTTAATAAGCGCCTTCCTCAATTTGGCTTAAGCTCACCATTCAGTGACCGATCAAATGTGTCAACGTTTAAGTTGTGGGACAATCAAATCAATCTACTAAGTGCGGACAATGAGAGTGTTTATAGTGGCGTTGGTAGTGATATGTTTTGGATAAATGAATCGCTTGATGTATCGCAGCAGGTGCATGATCAGTCCGAACAAAGATGCCAAAGATTCTGGTGGCACGATTATAATCCTAAAGTAACAGAGCATTGGGTGTATGACCGTCTTGCAAATCGCAGCGACATATTATTCCTTAAGAGCACGTTCTTAGATAACCCGATGATCAGCGAGATGGAGAAACGTAAGATTTTATCATACGAACCCACGCATCCTGATGATAGATCGTTACCACCATCCAAACGCAGAGCACATCCCACAAACATTAAAGAAGGTACGGCAGATGATTTCATGTGGAACGTGTACGGACTTGGTTTGCGTTCTGCGCCTGAAGGTTTAGTTTTTCAGCACGTGAATTTTGTGGAGGAGATGCCAGCGTTCGAAAACTTTTACTATGGTTTAGATTTTGGTAGCGTTGATCCCACGGTGTTAGTGCGTGGTGCAAAGAAAGATAAGGATGTATATTTTGAAAAGGTATTCTACGAACCTACTGATAATCCTGATCGCATCATCGAATTACTAGAAGCAAACAAGATTACTAAGAGCACAACAATATGGGCGGATAGTGCAGCAGCTGGAAACATCTCGTATATGAGGCGTAAAGGCTGGAGGGTTATGGCCACGTTAAAGCCAAGTGGTAGTGTAAACTTTGGCATAGGCTTACTTAAAAACTTCCGCATTAATCTTGTGGACTGTACTGAGTGGAGAAAAGAACAAACAGGATATAAGTATAGAGTGGT